TCGTTGCAACGCGCCTTCTTACGAAGCTCAGCGGAGAGTATGTATGTCACGTTATCCTCCTACGGCTGAGGGACCCAGTTGCCCGGGTCCCTCGGACGATGTTCAGTTGGTGGCGAGAGCGGAGGCAGAACGGAGCAGGTGCGCGGCGGTGCGGTTGATCGCCTTGGTCGTCTGACCCTCGATCGCGGCGAGGAAGCGCGACTCCGCGGTACCACCCGAGCGACCCCAGTCAAAGTGCTCTGACACGGCGTTGACGAGTCCCCAGCCGGTGCCGACGTAGCCGACGTGCTCCGACGTGTTCATCAACTCGACGATGCGGTCGATGACCTCGATCTGCTTCTTACGAGCGGGAATCACGTAGGTCAGCACCTCGCGTGCCTGCCCATCAGTGACGAGGATATCGGCCAGCCGCTGGGTGATCTCATCGAAGCGAGCGGCGTACGCGCCGAGCTTATCCAGAGAGTCCTTCGCCTCGGCGAGTCGCTCCCACATCGTCGAGGTGTGACGAATCGACCAGCGATGTGGCACATCCTTCGAGAAGGACGAGAGGGTGAGCTGGTTCATGCAGCGAGCGCGCAGTGGCATGACCATGATCTCCACCGCGCGGGTGCAATCCATTGAGGTACGAAGCACACCGTAGAGGTCGTGCTTGTCCTCGCCGCCGAGTACGTGCAGGTCGAACGGTGCCTTCACGACCATGAACCCGTGCCGGCCTTTCTTGAGCACACCCGCAGCGACGTACCACGGGTCAACGGTGTCCATGAACTCAAACGCCTCCGAGTACTGCAGCACCTTGTACATCTTCGCACTGGTGATGCCGAGCATGTCGCCGGTATCATCACGAACGATCGCCTTGCGGTTCGGAGCGGTCATCGATTTCTCCTTACCGTCGATGGTCACCCGGTACGAGAGCGATCGCTGCGACACCGTGAAGTCCAGGCCACCCGCCTTCGCCGCGTCCGTCGCCTTCATCGTCGGTTCGATCTTCCCGATCTTCATCCACGGGACCTCGCGGGTGCTCCACGTGGTGTTCTCGACCGTGGTGTCCTGGGTCGCGGTGTTTTCTGCGACGAGCGTGTCGGTCATTGTCATCTCCCTTGTCTTATGAGTACCACTGGACTCATTCAGCACGGCATTTAGCTCGTGGACGCTCGCCTCACGGCGATCGTTTCGTCCTCTTGGTCACTGTATCCCAGTATGATGTCGGTGTCAACTCACCGACGACGGTTGCCACGCTTGCTCTTCCTAGGCAGGGTGTAAACCGAACCGTGCGGGTACGCGTCGAGCCACGCGCTCCAGAAGTCACTCAAGAGTGCGTGAAGTTTGGTGGTGATGGCGTCCTTCTTGAACTGGACGTAGTCGATCTCGTACGGTAGCGATGCCATGAGGCCAGCGAGATCAACGCGAGAGATGAACGAGCGGTACTGAAAGTCGGCGGTACCGTCGGTGAGTCGTACGATTCCCGTGATGGCATTGGGAAATCGCTTGTGGAGCTCCATGAGGTGCTGTTCGCTACGAGCGCGGATCTCCATATCACGCTCGTCACCTTCCTTGATGAACTCGGCGTGTCGTGTGCAGATCTCGTACACACCCCAGTTGGTCGCAAGCATCATCGTCTTTCTCCTTGTCTTGTCGTCTTGATCAGAAGTACTTGCGGCAGACCGGCCCGATGCCCAGCTCGACCGACTTCGCGTTCGTGAGCGTGCGACCGCAAGCGCAGCAGACGCCCCACTGGAACCCGAACGCTTTCGCCTCTTCCAGCGACATCTTCATGTCGGCGGTCAGTGCCATGATCGCACCCTTGGCGAACATGAACTTGGCCTTCTGGCCGGGTGCACCCAGGACGAGTGCCTCGGCGTATGGGTAACCCGATTTGCCGATCTTCACTCGGTAGATGCACGTGATCGTACCGGTCTTTGCATTGATCACCTTGCGATAGATGCCCGCTTCGGTCACCGGCTGCGACTTGATCAGCTCGGTCTTGATCTGCTCGGTCTTGATCTCGGTCTGAAGCGTGGCGACCTTCGCGTCGAGCACCTTTGCCTTCGTGCTGACGTAGCAGCTCTTAACCTCGGCCACCGTTTCGTGGCGGTCCTTGCAGTTCCCACACTTGATCATCGTCTTTGTCCTTGTCGTTGTCGCTGTTTTGCTGTTACGATAACTATACCACACGCATCACTGCAATGCAAATAGGAAGGCCCAAGATTCTTAGTGCCGCTGAAGATACGGCTGCACGAACCGGCGAACGAGGTACGCGACGGACGACTGGAGTATCGTCTTCGCCTCCAGGCCCGCGAGCGCGAGCCAGTAGTCGGCCGTCCAGCGGATGTCCGTGAACGCCGTGGCAAGGATGAGGATCGCTGCCACGCTCACATCAATCATCATGCCGTACATAAAGGCCCGCACCGCCGTGCGAGACGGCGAGTGCGGGTTCGTGCTACTCGAGTCGGTCACGTCGCGGAGCCTTCGCGCAGAGCGCTCTTCACGTCGGCCACGATGCCGTCATGATCGGCCATGGTCAGCGCGTTGGCATCACTGGCGATCAGCTCGGCCGCGATGGCGTTCGCGAGCGCCGCGATCTGCTCGGCGGTGAACGTGACCGGCGGTCGGGCCTTCAGCTCCGCCACGTCTGCGGCGATAGCCGCTCTGGCCGCCTTGGACTTGTTCGCCTCGTGCCGGGTCTCGCCGGGAGTCCCATCGCTGTTGAGCAGCTGGAAATCGGCGAAGTCAGCATCGAACATCAGGGTGCGCACCCGTGCGTCGATCGCAATCTGGGTATTGTGCTCGGCCGGGGTCAGACTCATGTCGGTTCCTCTCAAGCGTGCTACGGGGTCCCAGCCGGACGCGGACACCACGTCGGAGGTGTCCATGTCGCTGCGTCCGCTGATGTGAACGTGGCCTTTATCGGTGCTGCTGGTGGTGGTCCGCGAACCGTCCAGCCACCATCGTTCCTTGCGGCAGATGCCGTCTTCGTCGGTCCAGTTCATGTACTTGATCCACTCGGTGCCGTGGACCTTGGCGTCCTTGTCCTTGATGATCTGCCGTGCCAGGTTGGGCAACGTCGGCAGGGCAGACGAAACCGCCGGCGGCATCACGTCGACGGCGTGACCCACCCATCGCTTGCTCGCGATCGGCCAGCCGGTGGCCGAGAACGGGGTGTGATCCTCCGGCGGCTCGGCCGTCAGGTGATCGATGTCCGGGTAGTCGTACACGGTGTAGCCGTGGCCGCGCAACATCTGAAGGAACTCCAGCGTGGGGCGCGCGCGAGTGTATGGCTCACCGGCCGCTTTCCAGTCGTAGTACGCCTGGCTGGCCATCACACCTCCTTATCGTGTTACAAGTGAGATGATCGCGGTGGCAACACCCACCGCCGCGATGAGTGCTGTCATAGCAGACCACATCGCGCGTGGCGTCACCGTAGGTCGTACCTCGATCGCACGAATCCGGTGCTCGTGATCATCACGGGCCTTCACGTAGTCTGCGCGAAAATTTAGGGCATCAGCTCGCACCACTGCGATGTCACGATTGAGTGCTTCCACCTGTGCGTTCCACGTGAGTGCGAGAGTGTCGAGCTTGCCTAGGAAGAGAGCTTGCCGATCGGACATCTGCTGCATCTGGCTGTAGATGTCATGAAGGCTCACCATTACCCCGTAGGATGGTGAGCCTTCATTGTCTCCCCGTGAGACTGTCACTGGCCGGCGACTGTTACTCGGCAGCGACCGGCTCGGGCTCCGGCACGTCCGGCCGGAACCAGACGAACTTGCCGTCGCGCCGTTCGGACTTTGCGCGGCCGGCGGTCCGCAGGCGATCGAGGCTGAGGTAGGCTTCCGCGGGAGTGGCACCGAGCACCTCGCCGACGGCGACTCGGGTCTTCGCGCCGGTGGACAGGATCTCGAAAACCTTCTCGTCGCGCTCGAGCGTCTGGGTCGAACGCGGCCGGCCGGCCTTGGTCTCGGTGACCTCGGGGGTCTCCGGCTCCGTCATGGTGGTTCCTCTCGTAGATGACACTTTCGTAAGGGTGGTGCGACTTGTCTTACTATACCAGGAGCCCTTCCACGCACTGGTGACATCGATGTCAAACTCGCGCTCACCGATCGGCACGCCCACGTAGTACCCGGGATCTCCCTCAAGTGCGCGCTTGATCCAGTCGGCGATCCACTGACCGCAGTCGACCGTGATGCCCTTGCCCCACGTCATACCCAGGCCGGGCACACCACGAAGTGGTTCGATCAGCCAGTCATCCGGAAAACCGAGGATGCGTGCTGCCTCACGGTGTGTGATCGTACGATCTTCGGTGGGATGAACGACCATCACAAGTCCACCACCCGTGATGACGCGTGCGGCCTCATCCCCTGGCCAGCGCACCGGAGTGGTGAATCCCATGAAAAAGTCCTGCTTGACGAGCTTCGCTTCGGTGTCTCGCCACGAGTCCGGCAGCTTCCCGTGCTGGGTGTAGTGCCGCTTTGCGACGAGGGCAATATGCTCTCGTTCTTTCCAGCCAGCACCGACGATCAGGTCACGAATCCGTCCGGTCAACGGGTTGTCGATGCTAGCATGCCCATCTACCTGGTCTGAGCCACTTCGACGGTCCTCCGCCCACCAGCTCGGTTGTTCGATATAGGGCTGGGAACTCCAGGTGTTCTGAAGTCCTCTGAGGTCGCCGATCGCGTCGAGTAGGGTTGGGTAGCGGTCGTGCTTGGGAGGTTCGATTCCAAAGGGCATCTGTGAGATGACCCAGAAGTAACGCCGACGCTGGGCACAGCCGCCGATGGAGTAGGCGTTGTGGAGCACGTGGTGGAGGGTGTACTTGAGACCCGTTCCCGCTTCGACGTGATCACGCAGGCGACGCATGAGGGCATGTCCGTCGGGTCGCGTGCGAGCCGGCTGGACGGACTCGAAGACCGCGATCAGGGGTTTCACCTTAATGACGTAGTCGGCGAAGGCCCACATGCAATGATTGATCTTCGAATCCGCTCCACGAAATTCCTTTGCGGACATCACACTGAAGCCCGAACAGGGAGGGTTACCGAAGACCACCTCTGCATCGACCGGCGACCAGTCCGCCTGATCGCACGCTTCGGACTTCCAGCCGTACCCGAGAAGATGGCGGTTGGCCTCGCAGTTCGCGACACCAAAACCGCCCTTCATCTCACGCTTGCCGACAAGCTCAAAGCCCGCCTGAACCGTACCGAGTGTAAATCCGCCGGCAAACCCGAGAACATCAACCGCACGCATGGATCGAACCTTATCAACCTTTGAGGCGAATGTTCTTGTGGTTCGTATCACACCACGCGTCTGCACCGAGTGGATACACGAAGCACTTCACCGCATCATCGTCGAGTGCTCGACCGCAACCCGGGCACTTCGTGGAGACACCGTCGTAGCCGTCAACCTGCCGCTGGATGTTGATGTTGTGCTTGTCGGTGTAGCGCTCGTAGAGCATGGTCGCGACGTCCGACGGGTTCGCGCCCACGGCGAGCATGAGATTCATGAGGAAGTGCCACGCGTCGACGAGCTCACCGAAGTACGCTTCATCGTTGACGTGCTTACTGGTGGCCCACGGCTTCCAGCCGGTCTCGGCAAGAGCCTCGTGAAGCTCGTCGGTGAGCGCGAGCACATTCATGCGGATGAACTCGACGCGCTCTTCATCGGTCATGAACTCGATGTGATTCTTGTACGTGCTCGACTGCAGCAATGACTGCTTGTTGAGCATGCCCGCAAGGCGGTCCATCAGACTGTGCCCTCCTTAAGGTTACCGTAGGTGTGCAGGGTCTGGAGGTCCTCGAGCCACGCCATGAAGCTCTCACGGGTGCGATACGGGATTACCTTGATGTCCCAGAGTCGTTCTGTAACCTCCGTGAACACCTGCAGTACCGACGGCTGCCGGAGCTGTCCCGTGGTGCCCATGTCTTCAACGATGCCGCGGAGGTTGTCGCACAGCTCTTCGGTGTGCTCATACCCGTAGAGCTCGTCCTTGAGGTCACGGATAAGGTTGTGCGGGTTACGCGTTTGGATCACCGTGGGGTGGCCGTACGTGACGTACCAGCCGGTCAAGTCCATCACCGCACGTGCGACGTATGATGACCAGATGTCGTCATACCGTCCGACACCGGGCCACATGTAGAGAAGAGGCGCGAGTTCGCCGGCAAGCGCCGTTGACTGCGAGTCGAACGGTGCCCACACGCCCTTGCCGAGCGTCACCGATCCGTTGACGTGCTGCACCTGCGGGTCATTGTAGATGCGCTCGAACGCGTTGATGTCCGGATCACCGAGCCAGAGACTCGCGACGACGCCGATCCGTTCGTTGTCGGCCTGCAACTCGACGGTGGTCTGCTCATCGCGGTGCTTGAGGGGGAACCCACGGTGGAGCACCCGGGGTGAGCAGATGTTACCCGGGTTCCACCACCCGTTCGCCGAGAAGATCAGCGGCCGGCGGTTCGGTTCCGTGAGCAAGGCTTTCACGCCCTGAAGCCACGTCGACATGTACGGGAAGTTGTCGTCATCGATGGTGACGAGCACGTCCGGCTGAAACTTGATCGCCTCGAGGAGTGCGAAGTTGCGCCGATGCGTGTGGTTCGGCTCCATGAACTCATCGATTGCCCAGGGCTTCATCTGCTCCGGGTGTAGGTAGATCGACGGCACGGCGAACTCGTCGAGGCGGTCGAGAATGTCGACGTGCGGAGACTTCGCGTTGCCGGCGATGATGACCACGTCGGTCTCGGGGTCGAGCAGCGCCATCCACGCCGCGATGTTCTGCGGCACACGAATGGTCGGCATGATGACAGCGGTCTTCACGAGTAAGAACCCTCCAAGCGGTAGTTAATGTATGACATAAACAGTGGATCGTCGACGTTCTTGCGGAAGTGATCGTACTGGAGTGCGACGAGAGCCTCCCAGTCGGACCGGCCTGCGGGGGTGCTCAGGTGTCGCACGCGCTTCGCGAGGTCACCTGGGGTTCGCGGGCGAAGCCACTCGTGCAGATCCCTCGGAGCATCACGCAGGATGTTGTCCTGGTCGTCGTAGTCCGGATGGAAGAAGCAAACCACGCCGAGTCCGAACGCCTCCCACGGTTTCGTCGTCGCCCAGCCGGAACCACTGGACGGTGTCGTGAACGTAGAGAGAACACGGTGCATCGTAGCGGTGTAGAAGTGCCACGGAAGTGAAGTAATCTTCTTGATGCCCCAGCGGCCCTGAAGACTTCCCATGGCCTCGTTCGACCACGTGCCGTGGATGAAGTGTGGGTTAAGCGGCATTACCCAGTCGTGCATGATCTGGAGCCGCGTCTTACGCTGTGGCAGACCGATCGCGCGTGCCTCGTTGATCACGAGACCGAACGGCTCGCGTCCCTCCCACGAGTTGTTGTACGAGAGCAGGTCGCCACTGGGCGTGCCCGGCACGAGTGCATTGAGCTCGAGGCGTGAGTACACGTTGCTGGTCGTGGACTCCCAAACGCCGTTCACGGCCTTCGCGTAGTGCTCAAAACCCAGTATTCCTGGCGGAATCGTGTCCTCGTAGCGCTCGTGCTTGATCGCGTGCGTGAAGTTGTACTGCGTGAGGATCGGGTGACGAAGTGGCCACTTGAGGTCGCGCATCTTGTGGTAGTTGCGCGGGTCGGCGTTGAGCCAGATCTCCTCACGCTCGAGCGGGTTGATCTCGCGCCACTCATTGATGCCGCGGAGGATGAATCCGGCGTAGTGGGCGAACGCATCCTGCGGCTTCGTCCAGACCGAACGATCCTCGACCTTGGGGAGTGGATGGTTGGACGTGCCGTGCTGGCCCACCCACATGACGATCGCATCGGCCGCGTGAAAGTACGGCAGCGTGTACTTGTCGATCACGTCACCGTAGCGATGCTGCTCGGTGGGGGTCATGTTGCCCTTGAACCCGAGCTGCTTGAGGTCTCGTCGAACATCATCACCGAACACGTGCCACGGGTTGTACACGTTCGCCGGCAGGCCGATCGCTCGGGGATCCTCACCGGAGTTGCGGCCGATAAGGATGATCCGATCGTCGGGATACCTGTTCGCTAGTAGGGTCAAGACGGCCGACATCTCGATGTCACCGCCGAGGGTTCCACACTTTTCCAGTGTGAGAGGCATGCTTCGCCCAAGCTTGCCGTAGAGAATGTTGCGTCCCACTCGTTGTCCTCTCGTCTCTTAATGAACACGGGTGGAGCCCAATTTGTGGGCTCCACCCTGACTATACCACGTTCGCTGGAACTAGAACGGATCGCTGGGCGGCGGCGATGACGGCGACGCCGGCGAGACGGTCACGGGCTCAGCGGGAGCCGAAGTCACCGACGCGGGGGTTGCGGACGGAACTGCGGCGGGAGTGGTAGCGACCGCGACGGGGGTGCTGGAGGTCTGCGCGGGCAGCGCCTGCGGGAGTACACCACCGGTGGCCGGGCCGGAACCGCCGAAACCGGCAGGCGCAGCACGGATCTCCTCGATGTTCTCTTGCTCGGTGCCGTTCCACATGCGCGAACCGACCTTCAGCTCGGCAGTCTTGCCGATCATGTCCCGGGCGATCTGGTTCACACCGGCGTCACCACTCGGCAGCCGGTCGAAATACGCCGCGTCCATCCCGAGGATGCTCATCTGACCGAAGAACATCTTCAGCGCCGCGGGGGAGTCCACCGTGATGTTGAAGTTGTTGTAGAGCGGCCGGCCGGCATACGGACCCGACTGGATCTTCCACTTCGTCTTGATCATCGGATTGCCCTTGGAGTTCGTCACCACCGTCGCCTCGACGATGCTTGCCACGAACAGACCGGTGATCACGGTCATCGCGTCCTGGCGGAGTTGCTTGAAGTTCAGGTCTGCCACTTCAGTTCCTTTGCTTGTGGTTGTGTGTCGATTGTGGTTGTGTTGGTTACGTGTAGACGGCCTTGATCATACTACCGATGTTCGGATCGAGGATGGCCTCAGGAAGCGCGCCTTGGACTCGTTCACCGGACTCCCAGTGGTCACTGGGCCCGATGTGCAGCACCTTGCGTACGACGGTCGGCTGACCCGATTCGTCATTGGTGAACATCGTGTAGAGCCATCCGCAGATGTCGACCCAGTACGGCAGTGAATCACCGATCTGGCCCTGCATCTGGGGCCGCCACTTACCCTCCTTCATCTTCGTCTCGGCGATGAAAATGGCACACTTGATGCTGCCGCCGATGAGGGTCAAGTCACGGTACTTGCGGATGAGGTCGTCCATCTGCGTGAGTAGGACACCCCAGTCCTGGATCTGCATCGCGTCGGCTCCCTTGAGTGCGGCGCGACACTTGCGCTGGACCTCGGTGATCGAGTCCCAGATGATCGTGCGAAACTGGTGCTGCCGCTGTGTGAGGTGCTGGTACACCATCACCATCGTCTGCCAGTCTCGCACGTTGACGACGCAGACGTCCCACGTTCCGTCGTGCTGTGGGATCTCCTCCGAGAGAGGATTCCACTTGATCTTCCGCAGAGGCACTCCCGACTTGAAGCCCGCCTCACGGATGAACTTCCACGAACCCTCCGCATCGAGCACGAGCAGCGGCAACGGTGCCGTGCTGGCGAGTGTGGACTTACCCTGCTTCGATCCCGCGTGGATGAGCATCGACAGGATCTCTTCATCTTCAGCCATGCCGTGTGAGGTCCTCCCTTCCGTAGTACTCTAACGTCTCACCAACGATGAAGTTCTCGTTGATGAAGTCTTCAACCCGTGAGCCGTCGTCGAACATCGGACACGCTCGCTCGAACGGGCAGTAGCCGCAGTGTGAACCTGGCGTAGGTGGCACGAACGTGTGGTGACCCTCGGGTGCCTGAATGAGGTTCTCTTCATCCGCGAAGATCTTTGAGATGCTTCCCCGAAGCTGACGCTGGAAGTTCGCTAGCTCGTGTGGGTTGAAGGTCAACTCCTCACGGTGATAGAACGGCGGTGTTGCCTTGATCGTTCGCTTCACT